GATGTGTCAGACGAAGATACAATCACAGAAAAGGAGATCGATGATCTTGTAGACGCTGAAGATTTGTCTGAAATGCCTGATGAAGATGATGATAAGAAAGAAAATCCTTTTGCAAAGAAGAAAGATAAGAAAAAGGATGATGATGAAGATGATGAAGATGATAAGGATATGGACGATGATAAGAAAGAATCGACCATGACCAAGGCAGAAATGATTGAAGAACTTTCAGCAAAGATGGAAGGTCTAAAGAAGGGAAATGTTCGTAAGGCATATGAAGCACTTATGTCCGCTCTTGATACAGAGGAGGATGTTGAAGAAGTAATTGAATCTCGTTTCAATCGTGACGAACTTGTAATTGACGTAACTCAGGATGTTGCTGCACTTCTAAGTGGCGAAGACCTTTCGGAAGATTTCGAAAGAAAGGCTGCAACCATTTTCCAGGCTGCTGTAACTGACAAAGTAGAAAAAGAAATTAATAAACTCGATGCCAAGTTTGATAAAATGGTAACAGAGGAAGTTTCTAAAATCCACACTTCCCTTTCTACTCAGGTTGATGAGTACATGACCTATGTTTCGGAAGAGTGGATGAAGGAAAATGAACTCGCAATCGAAACTGGTATCCGCACAGAACTAACCGAAGATTTCATCTCGGGCCTAAAATCTCTATTTGAAAAGAATTACATCGATATCCCAGAAGATAAAGTTGATGTAGTTGAAGAACTTACAAACAAGGTCGAGGAACTAGAGGCAACTCTTAACGAACAGATGGAAAAGAATATCGAATTGTCTAAAGACAATGATACAAAAGATCGTGTAACAATCGTAAGTGAAGTATGCGATGGTTTGGCAGACACAGAAGCAGAAAAGATCGCAGGGCTGTCAGAGAATGTGTCCTATACGGATGCCGAATCTTTCAAAGATTCTATCTCAACTCTCCGCGAGTCTTATTTCCCTAAGTCCACCGTACAGGAGGAAGTAGAACCAGAAGTGCTTTCCGAATCCGCAGATTCCGAAAACACAGTAATTTCAGATGAAGCAGTGTCTGCTGCAGTTACCGCTCTTAATAGAACGGTAAGATAATCATCGTCAAAAAGAATTTTTTATAAATAGAAGTACGATATAAACAACATACACAGGAGAAACATCAATGCTTAATGAACAGCAATCTCTTAACGAAAGATGGGGAGAAGTTCTAAATCACGCCTCTCTTCCAGAAATCAAAGAACAGTATAAGAGGGACGTTACTGCTGTCCTACTAGAAAACCAAGTTAAGGCGTCCGAAGAAGTTCGGCGTCAACTTATGGAAGCTGCGCCTACAAACGCAACTGGTTCTAGTGTTGACAACTACGATCCTATTCTTATCTCCCTAGTTCGCCGTGCGGTTCCACAGATGATCGCATTTGACGTTGCGGGTGTTCAGCCAATGACAGGTCCAACCGGACTTATCTTTGCGTTGCGTTCTCGTTACACTTCACAGGCCGGCACTGAGGCACTATTTGACGAAGCAGACACCGATTTCTCGGCACGTTCTGCTGGTGGCACTCTCGGTTCCGCAGATGCACACGCCGGAGCTGACCCTTCTCAGTTGCCAGGCTCAACCTACACCACCGCAACAGGTGCAACCACAGCACAGGGTGAAGCCCGTGGTGATGGTGCTTCCGCTGGAACTCAGTTCGCTGAGATGGCATTCAGTATTGACAAAATTACTGTCACCGCTGTATCCCGTGCCTTGAAGGCAGAATATACGATGGAACTTGCTCAGGACTTGAAGGCTATTCACGGTCTTGATGCAGAAACAGAACTATCGAATATTCTATCATCTGAAATCCTTGCTGAAATCAACCGTGAAGTTATTCGTACCATCTACACGATTGCTAAGGCTGGTGCTCAGATTAACACTGCTTCCGCAGGAACTTTCGATCTAGACACTGACTCTAACGGTCGTTGGTCTGTTGAAAAGTTCAAGGGTTTGCTCTTCGCAATTGAACGTGATGCAAACGCTATCGGGCAGCAGACTCGTAGAGGAAAAGGTAACATTATCATTACCTCTGCTGACGTTGCTTCCGCGCTTGCAGCTGCAGGACAGTTGGATTATGCTCCTGCGCTTTCTACAAACCTTAATGTTGACGATACTTCAACCACCTTCGCTGGTGTCTTGAACGGACGTTACAAGGTTTACGTTGACCCCTATTCTTCCAATGTTATTGCTAGTCAGTATTATTGCGTAGGATACAGGGGTAGTTCTCCCTTTGATGCTGGTTTGTTCTACTGCCCATACGTTCCGCTTCAGATGGTTCGTGCAGTTGGGGAGCAGAGTTTCCAGCCCAAAATTGGCTTCAAGACTCGTTACGGAATGGTCCAGAATCCTTTCGCAACATCTAATGGTCTTGGCGCAATCGATCTTACTTCGCCTGCGGCTGGTAATCAGTCTAGTTATTACCGCAGAACGATTGTCACTAATTTAATGTAAGATTGCTTTATCGCAATACCACAGGGGCGGCTTAGGTCGTCCCTGTTTTTTTAGCGCAAAAATATCCTTTGGATTTTCCTCGGCGTGGAGAAGCCATATTACTACCATTAAGATTATGTTCTCTGCAAAATCTATGTAAGTTGCGGATTTCTTCTTTGTGTCCATCAGGAAAAGTTATAGTCCATTCCTTAGCACAAGATTCCGCCCGACGGTCTTTAGTCTCTTGTGAATCTTTTCGTCCTAATGAATTGGTATTTCCTATTGCTGCAAGAGATATCTTCTTACGCACTTCGGGTTTCTTTGAATGGTTTCTCTCGCCGGAAGATGGTCCATGCCCAGAGTTCGCAAGATTGTAGGACTTTCGATCTGCGGCAGCCTCTGGGACCAATGTCATTTCATAATCCCGCATTTCTCTGTGGGTCTTACATTCACGCAATATCTCTACAGAGAAGTTTTCTTTTCCATGTTTCTCTATGGATTGTTTCAGGAGAACTCCTGAGCCGATGTAGCCATCTTCGCGCTTATGTGTTGCATGACTACCGATGTAGTATTTCCCGTTCAAAATGTTGGTTGTTTTGTAGACTAAATAATACATGAAGTGCTTGTCTCCTGTACCGAGAGAAGAGTCTGTGGTGGTTCCTGCCACGCGACAGACAATTGATATACACTCTTATTTATAAGACCTAAATACTAGGGGATGATTTCAGAAAATCTTAAAGAAGCGCTTGAGGTTCGGACGGTCCTTATAAATAATCAGGTGGAAGTAGACCCCGAGATAACAAAAATAATTTACGAGGAGAAAGTAAGTGGTAAGTAATATTGCATTGGACAGACAACCATCAAATTTAAATCAGTTGACGCCTATAGCATTCAGGCTGTCACTGTTGAAAATTCCCAATGTGACCTATTGGATTCAGTCCGTTAGTTTGCCTGGACTGACAGCCAATGCTGTCCCGGTCAATACACCGTTCTCGACAATTCAGGTTCCCGGCGACAAACTGGAATATGAACCATTGACCATAACATTTCTAGTGGATGAAGATTTGGTAGCCTGGCAGGAGATTTGGGATTGGATGGTGGAATACACATTCCCTGAGGCCTTCACCCAATATGCTGGACGAACTACTACCAATGAAAACCTGAGATTGGACACAGGCGATCTTCTTTCAGACGGTACGTTGACAATGCTGACCAACAATAAGAACTACAACAAACAAGTTGTATTCAAGGATATGTTTCCTATCAATCTGTCCGCATTGGAATTCAACAGTGCAGACACAGAGGTTGCTGCGTTTGTCGCAACGGTGACATTTCAATACACCACCTATCGACTAGAGAGTATCAATGCACCCGCAGTTCCATTAGGGCCTGAATAGAGCGAATAATATCATTGGAGCGAATATGAAACTTGAGGAAATACAAATACTATGGGACGAGGATTCTAAGATCGACAATACAGAATTAGCACGTGAGTCCCTGAAAGTACCAGACCTCTATAACACATACCTAAAAATATACTCACAAGAGCGCTTAGTGTATGTAAAAATAAATGCAGAGTATTATAGAACCAAGAAAATAAAGTGGGAATACTACGGTGGGAAATCTTCCGCTGAAGTCTACGCTGAAAACCCTTTTGAATTAAAAGTCTTGCGCCAAGATTTGGATATGTACGTCAAGGCAGATGATGATATGCAGAAGATAAATTTTCGTAGAGAATATCAATCACAGAAAATTGACTTTGTTGAAAGAATTTTGAAGTCACTGGAACGCAGAGGCTTTCAAATCAAAAATGCGATTGATTGGGAACGTATGATGGGAGGGCCCGTCTAGTGGATGATGTAAATTTACCGGATGAATTTTTTCGGGAGATGGCGCAGAGTGATAAGGAAGTGAAGTATAGAATTATCGAATGTAATTATGACACTGTGGAAGAATTTGAAAAGATGATACACGGTACAACAATGGGAATAAGGGCATTTATTGAGTGGTCAAGTAT